ATCGTGTTCGTCGCCGGCACGCCGGTGAGAAACATCAACTCGCCGTCGATCTGGATGGCTTGCGGCGGCTGCGCGTTCTGGGTGCCGACGGTCGGAAAGCCGGTGCTGGTGCTGGTGACGCCGAACGTCGTCACCGACGCCGTGATGGCTGACGTGAGAGTGGTTTGTGTGAGTGCCATGATTGAATCCCTCGTATCACTCAGGAGCTAACTCCAAAGACGAAGCGCGAAATAAGGCAACACCGACGCCACGCCCCCGATCGAGTCGATGCGTGACGGTTGCTGATCGGTCTGGATGTTGTACTGCTCCACCCACCGCAGGCTCACGCCGGTTTCCTTATCGTTCTTCCGTGCGGCGTTCGCCCCTGGCAGCTTCGACGGCAGATCGACCATCACGAATGCGAAGGCGGCGGGGTTGAAGAGCAGCGACTGCTTGCTGCTCTGCGTCGCCATCGTGCCGGCGACGGCGCCCGTGGCGCCGACGAACAGGATGCTGGCGTTGTTCGCGGGCGAGGCGGTCACGGTCTGCAGCGCGCCGCTGGTGATGATCGGCGGGCTGATCGTCAGCGTCGCGGTGCTGGTGCCCGAGACATCCGCGACGAGCACGAACTGCTGCAGGTCGCCCGTGTCGATGTAGGACACCGGGTTCACCGCGTTCACGCCGGCAATCGTGAACACGTCGCCGGCCTTCAAGGCGTAGGTGCCCCAACCGCTGGTCGTGACCGTCGATCCGGTCTGGCCTGCGCTGTTCACCAGCGGCGTGCTCGCCGTGAACGTGCCGGTCGTGTGCGTCGGGACGTTCGGATCCCAATACCACTCATCGATGCCCATCGCCGCGCCGGAGAACTGGCCGGTCTTCCAATAGGTGGTGATCTGATTCTGGGGATTGAACTGCGTGAACGCGGTTTTCAGAATCGCGCTCTGCGATTTCGGGTCGAGCACCGCGCAGAATTCGTCGGGGACGCCAACGTTGCGCAGCTTCGCGACCGCATCGGTATACGTGCCTTCCGCCGAGATCGGCGTGCCCGGTGAGCCTGCGGAGTAGTAGACCGACTTGTAGACTTCCGCGCCCGCGACCACGTCCCACTTGTTCGCCTGCGCGGCACCCGCGGGCTTCGTATACCGCTCCTGCACTTCTTCGACGAGCAGGCGGTCATCGGCGCTCGACCACCCCATGCCGACCTGGAACTGATGGTTGACCGTGATCGGGACGGTCTGATTGAAAATCGCCTGCTGCACGAGCGCCTGGCCTTCGGTCACGACGAAGCGCTGTTGAATGCGCGCCTGCACCGTGTAGCCGATTTTTGCGCCGCCGGGATCGTTCTCCCACGTGCGGTCCCACGAGCGGTCGAACTGCCCGATTAACTTGAGATTGTTCTTGAAATTGACGGCGACGTCGGTAGTAACCCAACTTGGACTGATAAACGTATTCAAGCTGCACCCGCCCTTACAGCGGGGCGCGAACGGCTAGGCCCGACGACGACCGTTGCGGTAGTAGAACTGTTCGTGCGCCGCAAGCGAGGCGTCATCACCCGGCGGTTCGTCACCACCGCGCATCGGACCAGTCCGCACCGGATTAGGCGGGCGTGGGACCTGAGATGTCATCACGGGCGCAGTAGCCGATCCGGTGCCGGCAGCTACACTGCGCGTGGAGGGAGACGGCGCAGCGAGGTGCTGCGAAATGAGCGCGAGCGTTTCGAGTTGATCGAGCGGCGACTGCGCGAGCACGCGCGGGAGCTCGCCGGGAAATTTTTGGAAGTAGTAGAGGACGTCGGCGCCGGTGCGGTGTTCCCAGACCCAGCGGTCGATTAGCGAGCCTTGCGGAATCGCGGAGGGCGCATTGAGCGCGACGTCGTTGAAATCGGGATACCGTTCCTGCGCGCTCGCCACCTTCTGTTGGAACGTCTGCGCGAACTGGCGCTCGGCCTGCTGCTGCTGCTGCTGCTGTTCGCGGCGCCGGTAGGTCCAGTCGGCCATCGCTTCCGCGTGCCGCTCGACGGCCAGGTTGTAGTCCTCGTCGGGCTTCAACTGGTCGATGAAGCCCTGGAGCCTAGGCGCCTGCGTCGGCGCATTGGCGGGTGGCGCGGCGGGCCGCGGGGCGGGTGCGGGCGCCGGCGCGGCGCGGCGCAGCGACTCGAGTTCGGCTTCGCGCTCGCGCAGGCGCTTGGTTAATTCGTTGATGCGGGGGGCGTCGGCCGGCGTGGCGGCGTGGCTTTTCGCGCGCCGGCCCTTGAAGCGGCCCTGTTCATCGCGCTCGCCCGCCGCCGGCTCGGCGCCGTCTGCGCTTGAGGTCGCGGACGGCTCTGGAGCGTCGGCGGCGGGCGCGTCACGGTCGTTCTGCCCGTGGTATTGGGCTTCGTGGTCGCTCAGCGACAGTTCGGCCGGTTCGGCGGGGGGACTGCCGGCGTCAGCGCTGGGAACCGGGAGCTCGTCGGCCACGGATGGCCTGTAGTCTGCGCCCAGCGCGGCGGTAGTGTCAAGGATTTGACGGCGTCAAGAGATTGACGAGTCGCGATGGCGTGCTCGGCCATCCTGATCGTGATGGCCAGATTGTGGAGCAAATCGTTCCGAAAGGGAACGACACGTCGGATTGCTCGAACAGACGCTTCACCGAGACGCGGGATGTTCAGCAATTGGCTGTCGAAGAGGACGGCAACATCGTCGACGGTGATAACCCCTGCCTTGCGTAGGGCACGCACAATTCGCGTCGCGAGCTGGGGCGGGTCGATAGATGCAAAGCCGGTCTCGATCAGGACACCGTCCGGGTTCCGCGCCTTGGTGGCGGCACTCAGCAATCGCTTTACGTCCGTGAGGTCAGCCAACCGCCTCTCGCGCCGCCGCGGCACATCGACCACTGGCCCCGTCTCCGTCCCGAGCAGCGCCCGCGTCTCCTGATAGGCCCGATGCTGCGCCGCCGTTAGCTTCTTCATATTGGTATACTTTTTATATCACATGACGGTGCGCGAGGTGCTAAAGCGATTGGTTGCCGATGGGTGGATCGAACTCAAGGCCAAAGGCGGCAGCCATCGGCAATTCGTGCATCCGACGAAACCCGGCAAGGTCACGGTCCCAGACCACGGCGGCGACCTGAAGCCGGGGACGCTCCACAGTATCTGGAAACAGGCAGGACTGAAATGAGGGCCAGGATGGTAAACGAACCGGAGACACTCGACGCCCTGCGCCGTCGTATCGAAGACCTCGAGCGCGTGTGCGCGGAAGCCTACCAGTTGGCGGGCGTGGTCGGCGCACCGGTCTGCGTGCTCGATAATCTCGCGGCGGCCGCGGACGGGCTCCCCATTCCACATGCGTCCTTTCTCCCTATCACCGCCGACGACTGCGAGGCCGTGCGCGAACGGCCGGTGAACCTCCGCGATGCCCGCTAAGAAGAAAGCGGCCACCGCGATCACGGCGAAGGCGTTCGACCGGAAGTTTGACGCGGGCGAGGACGTCAAGGAGTACCTCGACCTGAGCAAGGCCCGCCGCCCTGGCCGCGAGGTCCAGCGCGTCAATGTCGATTTCACGGTGGACATGCTGCAGGCGATCGACGCCGAAGCCACCCGCCTCGGCGTGACGCGGCAGGCGTTCATCAAGATCCGGATGGCCGACGCGCTCCGGCGGTGAGAGGGTTGAGACGCTTGATCTCTCTCAGCCGCCTCACACCAGCAACTGCGCGCCGAGTTGCGCCGCGAGCTCGGAGAGGTCCGGCGGCATCAGACGCCAGTCGGCGCGGCACTTAAGGCAGCGTGTGATTTCGGATGCGCCAAGCGATAGCGCGGTGCCCTGCTCGTAAGCACGAAGACAGGCTCGACAATACGAGTGACGCCCATTGAAACGGGCGCGCTGCATCGGAAAAGCTTTGAGCGGCTTCACAGCGTGACATCGCGAGCACAAAGCATCCGTCCACGGATTCCCACCAGCCGCTTGGATTCTCATCCGCGCATGCAGCTGCATGTGATAGGCCTGATCCTGACAAATAACCAACGGAGCATCATCTCGGCGCGAGCCGTCCGCGTGATGGACAATCGCGCCGGGAGGTAATAGTTTCCCAAGGGCCTTCTCGGCTCGCTGGACGTGAAGAAAGACCCGTCGGCCACGATTCGTTTGTCGATACCATGCGACGACAGGCTGTCGATGATGCCCTTTGATGAACCGGCGTGGTTGACCTAGCACGAGTCCCCGGCGCGGATCGTTCTGCGGTGAAATCCTCGTCCGACCACCGCAGCCACACTCACAATATCCAGGCTCGATCATTTAGCCTCCACCCATCGGGACTGGTTCTTGCGCAGGCGGGGGAGGCTGGGCTCCTTGCTCAAGGGCCTGGACGTGTTCTTGAGCGCCGAGCGCGGCCTCATGCGCTCGATCGCGGGCGGCCTGATCAGCTTCGTGTGCTTGCACGCCGAGCCTGTTCCGCTCGTCCATAAAGAGCTGCATTCGATCGACCTTGGCACCCAATTCAGCCACGGCAAGTTTGACCTCTCGGTCAGCCGCCGCGATCCGTTCTTTGGAGTCAAGCTCCATCTGTGTTCTTTGAATTTCTGTACGATACTTCGCGTTGTCGCTCTGGATTTCCTGCGAGGCGTGCTGCAGCAGTTTTTCGGCGTCCTGCAGGCGCTGCTGCAGCTGCTGCATCTGCGCCGCGATCGGCGGCGGAATCGCGCCCTGGCCTTGCGCCTGCTGCGTCAGCATCTGCTGGATCGGTGGCGCCAGCATCACCTTCGCGCGCTCAGCCATCTCGAGGTGCCCAGGCCCGTCTTGGTTTTTCAAGAACAAGTCGCCGAACCAGGTAATGAGCTGCGGGTTCGCCTGAATCAGGTCGGCCATCATCGAGGCCTCTTCCTGCCGGCGAGAATCGAAGGCCTTGGTCACGCGGACGACGACGTTGAAGGTCGCGTCCGGCGTCAGCGTGTAGACGGGCGGCGTCGGGGGCGGCGCCGGCGGCCGCATCATGCCTGGCGGCATCCCCGGCGGCATCATCCCTGGAGGCGGTGCGCCCATTGGTCCCGGCGGCGGTCCCCCTGGTCCCATCGGCGTGGGGGCGCCAGCGGGAGGCGGCCCAGGCAGACCTGGCATCGGCGGGCCGCCAGGCGCACCACCCATCGGCGGCGGCATCATCCCTGGCATGGTGCTCGTCGCGCCTTGACCCATTCCCGGCGGCATGAACGTCGGCGTCGGCCGCTGCCCGATCTGCACGGTCTCAGGCTCGCCTTGGCCGTTGATGATCCGTGCGAGCCTGCCTGGCCGCTTGCCATAAATCGGATAGAGCAGATTATTCACGATCTGCCCTTCGTATCGCATGCTGCGCCGGAGGTTATTCAAGAAGTGGCTGGTGCCGTGCTGCGACTGCGCGATGAGCACCTGCGCCATTTTGCCGCTGCGAATGCTTGAATCCTGCCGGCCGATGTTCGCGTCGGGCACGCCGGTCGTGCTCTTGATCGCCTGGTCAAACATCTGCACGCTAAGGGCGAGGTCGTTGATCGGCGTATCGACCGGCGTCCGGAACGGCGGCGGCGCCGGATTGCCCATGAGGTCCGTGGTCTTATACGGCAAGGCCGGCAGCGTCCGCGTCGTCGCCGCCTGATACCACGCGCGATAGACTTCCCACGTCCCCTCGGCCACCATCCACGGCGGAATCGGCGTCAGGCCGACCGTCTCCACCAGTTTGCTGACCATCGAGTTGTAACCCTGGTTACTATCGCGCGCCGGCCGCACCATGCCTTCGGCGCGCCGCTCCTGATCGTAGGGGTGGAGCTCCTCGCCGAGGACTTTGACGATCGGAATATCCGGCCCGCCCCAGTCGGTCTCATCGAGCTTCTGCACGCCGTCGATCTTCGCCCACTGAATGTGCTTCTCGACCACGCGCCGCGTCTCGATCGGGTCCGGTGCGTCGTCGGGGAGCTCGTCCTGCCACGCGAGCGTGTCATCCGGCATCGTGCAGAGGGTCCGCGTCTCCCGCTCGGTATACCAGTAGTCAACCACCCGCACGCTCTTCGTGAGCTCGTTCGTATCCGAGAACCACCCGGGCGCCTCGTCGCCGAGCGCCCGCCACTCCATGTCGGAGGCCGCCGCGGCCCGTGCGACGCGGTTCTTCCCAAACTCCGCTTCGTATTGCGCGATCGGCATGTCGATGCCGACGAATCCCCACTCCGCATCACTCCCGTCGGGTTGTTCATGCGCCGGGTCGAGGCTGACGCTGGCCTGGTTGTAATAGCGGTGAATGTAGACCTCTTGGTCGCGCGATTTTCCCGGCAGATAGCGCGTCATCACGCCGTAATAGCCGCGGCCGGCAATCGCCGCGCGTGACGCGGCCCAGAGACGCGCATCGGTCGCCTCCGGCGCGCGTTGAATGCCGCGGACCAGGCCTTCGCGCACATCAATCTCGCGGTCGCGGTCGGCATTCGGCGTCGCGAGCGGCCCGAAGTCGTCGGCGGCGGCAATCGTGATCGTAAATTCGGCGCCCTCTTCCTGGTTGAGGACTTGTCGGACGGGTTCGCGGACCTTGTTGATCGTCAGTGTCGGCCGTTCCGGCGTCGGCGGCAGATTGCCGAGCGCCTGCTGCCCTTGGCGCTGCATCTTGGCTTCAGCAGACCACTGGTCACCACTATAAAATTTTATGTCGTCCAATTCCCGCTTGCGCTGTTCCTGATCGGCCTGTTCAGCCTGGTGAAATCTATCGCGCGCCAATTTAATGAAGTCGTCTTCTGTTTTACTCATCGGCCGCATACCAGCCAGCGCAGGCGCTGTGAAAGGGACAGATCTTTCGGCAGCAAACCGCGCTGCACGGTCTGCATCGTGGCGAGGTGATCATCGTGAATCACGATCATGCCCTCGAGAATGACGACGCGCGTCTCGAGCCGGCGCAGTTCTTCGGCGCACTCCTGCCGTGCGTCGGCAATGCGCTGTTCGCTACCGTGCGCGTGCCGCTCGAGCGCGGTTAATCGTTCATCGACATTCTCGAGGCGCGCGGTGCTTGCGTTGAGGTTCGGCAGGATCTGGTGATTGATCGCGTTGGTCTGCGCGTCGATGATGTCGATCGCGTCGGCGCCGACGGTGCGCCGCACCTCACGCCGCAGCGCGCGGGCGGCGCGGCCGTTCATCGCGTCGGCGCCTTGACGACGGCGCGTTTCTCTGTAATGCCGCCATACCGCTGCGAAATGATGCACACCCTCGCAGACATATCAGGCGTCAGATAACCGGGCGTCAACGGCGCGCACTCGACCTCGCCATTCGCGTTGAGACGGATCACCCTGAAGCGCCTCGGGCTGCCATTCGTCTCACGCAGCCACGGAGGCGCATCAGCGTTGGTGATGCTGATCACGTCACTGACCTGAAAAGCTGGCGCCATCATCCGCGCCTCGCTTTCATGCGCGCGGCCCGCAACGCCGCGACGTCCTGCGCCGTGGGGATCTGATCGGCGGCAGTGTCCCACTGCTGCACGAATCGGATCGCGAAGCCGCTGGCTTCTCGCTGTTTGACTTGGTTCACGGTGTCTTGAATCAGCGCGCGTGTCGTTGCAGCGATGACCTCTGGTGATTCACCGTTGTCGCGCACTTCTGCGAGCAGTTCATCGTCGCTCAGACGCTCAAGATGATCAGCGAGAGCTTCGAACACACGGTTTATACGCTGCTCGGTCATTGCTTGGCTTTCAGCCGCGCCGCGTAGCTGCTCGCGTGCTCCGGTTTCCCCTTCATCGGCCCGCTGGCGAAATCGGAGAGTTGCGTTTTCGTCATCGCCTGCCGCAGCTGCTTCGCTTTCGGAAACGTCGCGCCGTGTTCGGCCGCGGCGAACAGACGTTGTTGGGCCTTGCTGGTGGACGGCATCAGGGTGTCTCCGTGGTCGGCGGCAGCGGCAGGGTGTCGGTGACGCGCGCAAACGCCGTGCGATCGAACGCCAGACCGTCCGGCGCCGCCGGTCGGTCAAACACGCCGGCGTCATTCGCCTCCAACGCCCAGCGTAAAAACGCCGCGCGTGCGTGTCGGCTGTCCATCGCACGCAGCGCCAGGCTGATGGTCATTAAGGCGCGCACTTCGGGCGAGTGTTTTCGCCGGGGCATTAGTGCGCCTCCGAACGCCACATGTCGGCGTTCATGTGATCGCCTTGATGCCCCGCGATCATCACGCACGGCGTCCCCATCACCGTCGCCTGACACTGCGGCGGATACGTCACCTCGCCAGCAGACGATCCAGGCGTTGGCTTTGACGGTGGCAGCGGCGGCGGATTCAACATCTGCGGCGTGAGCGCGCCGCCGGCCGTTGGCGACAGCGGCGCCTGATATGGTCCCCAGACCGCTGCCCCTAGCGTGAGCGTCGCCGGGTCCACGCGCGCGAGCTCGTCCAACCGTGCGTCAATCTCGCGGATATCCATCGCGGCATCGGCCACGCCGTGGAGATCGTTCGCGTCCAGCTTCATCCGCGCATACGCCACCAACTGCGCCTTCTGCTGCTCGAGCGCCGCGCGTCGGTCCTCACTCATACCGGACTCCTGTTCGGCCGCATTCTACACCCCACCTATCTCTCACACGCATGGATCCACACAGACCCATCCACGCCGCCATCTCATCCAGCCCCGCCATGCTAGGCTGGGCGCCGATGAATCTTTTGGAATCGTTGATCACCCAACAAGTGAGCGCCTCCGTCGTCACGACGCTCAGCCGCACCACCGATAAAATCGCGGAGCAGCTGGCCGCTGAAATCCTAAAAGATCCCGAGTTCCGGACGCGCATGCGCGAACTCGTGAAGCGGGCCTTCGACCATGCCTTGGCGAGCCTGGACGCCGAGGCCCCGCCCGCGCCGCCCACGTAACCCCTCACGCCTGCCACGACGCCGCCGGTAACCACCGCCCCGCCGTCGTCTGCGCATCCCGCGGCGCTACCGGCATCGCAAACGTCAACGCCAACGCATCCGCATCATCCGGCGACGCCACCCCCCGCTTCCCCATCGATTCCTTCGACTCGAGCACCAACTTATTGTTCCGCAAATGAAAGCCCGGGCCCGCCAGGTCCAACGCCAACCGCCCCTTCGCGTCCATCCCCCGCGTATCAATCGCCCCCCGCGTCAACCACTCCTTCATCCGCCGCCACATCGTCGCCCGTAAATTCCCGTCGCCCTTCTCAATCGTCGGCCCGCCGAAATTCACCTCGAATACCTGCGTGAATCCCAACCCCCGCAACCGCACGACCACCGCGGCGCCAAACGCGCTGTCGATAAACACCGCATCGGGCGCGTGCGTCCGGATCGCCTCGACCAACGTCGCCACCACCAACGCCCGGTCATCCGCCGCCGTCTGCGCCCCGCTCAACCGAATCGCCGGCACCGACCGCGCATCCAACCCGCGCCGAAACCGCCCGACCGTCCACGCACTCCCGCCGCCGCTGACATCAAGGCCCAGAATCAACGGCTCGCCCGCCAACGGCTGCACCGGATTCGTCTGCGCCGCCGCAATCCGCCCGCTGTCAATAAACTGCGTCTCGTCCGCCCGCGGCGGCACCCCCCGCACATGCACCCGAAAAAAATCCTCGTCCTCGTCCCCGCCGGCATCCTCGAGCCACTCCGCAATGAACGCCTTGTTCGGCATCGCGCACGTCCGCGCATCCACGACGCGCGTCGTCCACCGGTCCCGCCCCGCGCCAAACACCGCCCGCCACGCATACCCCGTCGTCCGCGTCGGATTGAAAAACATGAACATCATCGGCTCGCCATCCGTCAACCCGCCCTCCGCGGCCTTGAAAATGGCGTCGTCAATCCCGCTCGCTTCATCGAAAATCATGAAGCTGGTCGACGTCGCGTTATGCTGGCCCTGAAACGCTTCGCTGTTCTCCGGCGCACACGACGCCGGCGTCACCTTCCACGATTCCCGATACCCCTTCCGATACAGCACCTGTGAATTAATCTCAAACCAGTGGCCGGTAATACACCGCTGCGTCCACGTCCGAATCGCCGCCCACGTCTTCTCCGATAACTGGTCATTCGTGTTCGCCGTCACCGTCCCAATCGCCCCCCGCCGCGTGCTCATAATCCAATCCACTAACCACGCCGTCATCGCCCCCTTCCCCACCCCGCGCCCGCTACTCACCGCCACCCGTATCGGTAACACCGCCGTGTGCCCGTCAAACCGCCGCGCCCGCACCTGCCGCCCAATCTCCTCCAGCAACTCCGCCTGCCACACGTCCGGCCCCCGATACGCCTCCAGCACCCCAGGCCGCCCCCACGGATACGCCCGCCGCACAAACCCCAACGGGTCCCCCGCTACCGCCGCCATCGCCTCGTGCAGCTCGCGCTCGACGTCCCGCCCCACCGCCTCCATCACACCCTCACGCTTTTTCTGCGGAGGAGCGCGCCGCGCTGGACGCCCCCCGCTCCTCCGCCCGACGACGACGCCCCTCCGCTAATCGCGCCAACACCGCCGGCGACACCGCCGCCACAAGGCCACGCGCCGCGCCAGGCCTCTGAGAAAGGCAGACGCACACAAACGAACGCCACCCGACCGGCCGTAGCACCCCTCGCGCCTGCCGCATCGCCACGCCTAGGGCTTTTCCCAACGTCGCCGCCTCCACCTCGCCTCGCCACGTCACCGGCGCCCGCACCTCAAACTCAAACGTCACCGCCATCTCATACACCGTCGACATCCCGCGCCTCCTTTTCTGCGGATGAGCTCCCTCCCAGCCACACCACACTGTGCGGATGAGCTTCGTCCCACGCAGGCGCCCCGCCGGGGATGCGGAAATCTGCGGATGAGCTCTGGCCCAGATCCGCGCCCCGGCGTGCCTTAGGGAAGGACCCAGACCGTTTGCGAGGCGCTCGAGGGTCCCAGCCCCCCCCTGCCGGCCGGGGGTCTTTTGTGCCAGGCCTCACCCTGTGACGGCCCGCGCGCGATGGCACGATTGATGCCGACAATTCCTTTATTTCCTTTAGAATCAACGAGTTACAGGTTAACATAATCCAACATATCAGACCCAGTCGTTATCGGCCTGATTCCACCGCGACTATTCGACCCGATCCACCTCTTCCACAACATCTTGTGGTGCCTCGATCTGTGCTTGGGCTTGCCGGTTCGCCACCTTCCAGCTGTCCAACCGCGCCAGGAGCTCCTCAGAGTTGTGGATGATGACTTCCTGCTCCTGCTCCTTCGGCTTATCAATCGCGCGGTTCATCAAGTCCGTGAAGGCCGCCGTTGACGGGTCCTTCTCCCACACTTCAACGCCGATGGCGCCGGCGGCGAGCTCCTCTGGCCCGATGCGCCTGAATTTGCCGCTGTCATCGCGCGCCACGAGGTACCGTAACCCCTTTGCCTGCGCCACTTGCGCCTCGATCATCTCGGCCATGTGCGGCATGATGGCCACGCGCGCGGCTTCACGCGCTAACCGCTTCGAAATCGCGCCGTTCACCGGCTTGGTGATTCCGAGCATGTCCCAGGCGAGTTTTTCGGGATCACTTTCGCCCCCGTTCTGGCCTAGGCGAGAGGCAGGGTGCGGCGCGGCCTTCCCTGTCGCATCCGGATTCGCGTGTTCCCTCTGTTCCGTGTTCTCAGTGTTTTGCGTGGACATACCTACCCCGTATCACTATGTTGTTATTTATGTAAGAACAGTAGGAACAGAGAGAACAGAGACCGTGAACATTAAAAAAATTTGCGGCCACCGTTCTCACTGTTCCCGCCTTTGTGTGTCACGTATTACCCATTTCCACACCGTTTCTTCGCCCTCTCGGACCTTCCTTCGTTCCCTGCCTGTCAATTTGAGGATTCTGGCGACGCGCATCTGGTCGGCCTTATTGACGCGGTCGATCGGGATGTGGAGGGGGCCGGCGAGGATGTCTTTGACGGCGACACTTTCGCCCCCCCCGAATTGGAGGCGGCACCACTCGAGAATCGGCTCGGTCCATTCGTCGTAGAACTGCCGGTCGCGTTGAATGGAGGCGGTGTCTGGGGGCATCTCCCACCAGCGGGCGTGGGCATCGACGGCGGCGACGGCTTCGGCGAAGAGTTGCTCGCGGGCGGCGGCGAGGTGGTCGAGGCGAATCTCCCCGCAGCGAATCGGCCAGAAACGCCGCAGGCCGGTGTCATCGGTGCCCCAGTCGTCGGTGTTCGTGGTCCCGGCCATGACGGTTTGGCGGGGGAAGCGGACGACGGCGCGGCCATACGAGGGACGATAGTCGTCGTGCGGCGCACTGAGCATGTTCTTCACGGCGGTGACGTCGGCGCGACTGAAGGACTGGAGCTCGGCGACCTCGAGGAGCCACACGCCGCGGAGACCCTGGAGAAAATCTTTACTGCCGACCGTGGCGTGGGCGATGGAATACCAGGCGCCGCCGAGGACCTGGAGGGCGGTCGATTTTTTGATGCCTTGGGCGCCTTCGAAGACCGGCATCGTATCCAGCTTGCACCCAGGGTGCAGGATGCGCGCGGCGAGACCGATGAAAAAATTCGCACTGGCCGCACGGGTGTAACAGGTCTGCTCGGCGCCCCAGTAGTCGGAGAAGGCGTGCGCGATGCGTTCGATGCCGTCCCACGTCAGGCTCCGCAGCCAGTCGCGGACGACATGCGTCGCGCGTTGGCGGGCGACGAGTTTGACCGCCGAGGCCACCGTGCGTTCCTGAATACTCACCAGGCCGGTGTGGTCCTGCATGTAGACCGTCAAGCGCGTGTCGTCATCGTCCCGCCACGGGCGCGGCGCCGACGTGCGGATGATCACCTGGTCGAGAAAATCATCGCGCCAGAGAATGTCAGGGCCGAGGGTCGGGTCGTGCTGGAGGACGCGCACCGCGTTGGCGAGATTCGGGCGCGGGCCTTTCTCGGTGCAATCAAGAATCGTGAGCCAGTTCGGGGCCGTCATGCGTCGCGATCGAGGCTCAGATACGCACGGATGACTTCGGCTGCGACCTGCGGCTTGATCGCATTACCCGCTCCCCGCAGGAGGCCCACGCGGTTGGGTAGCCCTGCAGCCAGAGGGAAAATCGTGGGTTCAACTGGCCGCGCTTTGCCGTCGCGGCAGGGGAGCCAGACGACATCGGCCCAGAAACTAGCGTCGCTTCCGCGCTCAACGGCTTGCCGCGCACGTGCGCCCATTGCCGCTCGTGATAGGCGTCCGTCGCGCTGTCGCTCTTGAAGTCCCTGCTCGTCGGCGTCGCCCAACTCGCCAGCAGCGCGAAGTCCTGCAGGTTGCTGCCGTGCCGCGTCTCGCCCATCGCCCGATCCGCCATCCCGCCCCGCTCGGCGTCGTGCGTCGTCGGCGTCGGCCAGGTCGCGAACTTCACGGCATGTTCCAGGCTCGCCGTGTGCTTCTTCCCGTCCGGCGTGCGGCCCGTCGCATCCGCCGTCGAGACGGAGCGGCCGCCGCTCGGCGTGTTCGGTGTCGGCCAGCCCGCGAGGTTCGCCGCATCCGTCAGCGTCGTCCCTACATGGTGCGTGGCCGTCGCCGGATAGTCCCGGCTGCCGCTGCCGATCGCGTCCTGCTGTGTGGCAGTCGGCCAGCCCGCCAACTTCGGGCCGTTCGGTGTCTCGCGCAGCCCTATCAGCGTGTCGATCTTCCACTCGTAGTCCGTGCTCCCCGCTGCGTTGTAGCTCTCTGTGCTCGGCGTCCCTGACATCGGTGTCGGCCAGCCCGCCATCTCTGCTTGCTGTTCCAACCCCGGCCCGCTCCGCTGCCCGCCGCCCTGTCGGCTGTTCCCTTCCCGACTCATCGCGCGCTCGCTCTTGCGATTGGTCCCGGCCATCGGACTCTGCCACGAACCATAGCCGCTGCCGAATGTCGAACGCGCCCGACACTGGACCTGGGAGACACACCGCCGCGACGGCGTAGTCCGCGTTTTCCAAGTCATAGAGAACAGAGAATGGTCGTCTATTTGAAGCGTCCTCTTCAGCCGCTCCGTCAATGAGGTCTGCAAGGCGCTGCTCCGCGCGCGACGTTGATTCGTAATCGCCGACGCAATCACCATAATCTTGTCGGCTCCCCACACGTTCGCCATGACATTCAGGGAAAAGAGAACCACTCGCACGTTGTCCGTCGTATAGCCCTGCCCCGCCTTGATCTGATCCAGTGACGGCGCGTTCCACGATCGCGGCGACGTCAAGTCGAAGGCGATCCCCGTTAATTCGCAGACGCCCAGATCGATCCGCCGCTGAATATCGGCCGGGTCGAGATCGAATGGCAGTTGCCGCGCCCGCGCCCGATACTTCGCGACGTTCACCAATGCATAGCCCCGTCGTTTCGTTCGCCATTCGTGATGTCGGAGCGCCACCTTGTGCGGCTCGCCGCGTTTCCTGACGCGCTCCAACGCGCAGACGCACGCCTTGCACTTGCCGCTCCGATTGCCTTTCGAGTTCACATAGAACTCCGAATACGGCTTCTCGGTCGAGCATCGTCTGCACGTCCGAACCCTTACGACTAAACCATCGGAGGGCGGCTTTTGAGGCGACTTGTTCCCCGAAAATGACGGGGGGCCGACAAGCGTCGATGAGCCTGAACCAGGCAGGCCAGAGATGCCGCTCGTCGCGCTCGCCCTTTCCTGCGCCCGCTGACGAGAAGGGCTGGCAGGGGCAGGAGCCCGTCCAAACAGGTCGGTCGTCAGGCCATCCGGCGAGTCGGAGGGCGTAGGACCAGCCGCCGATGCCGGCGAAGAAGTGGCATTGAATAAATCCATCGAGGTCGGCACCTCGAACATCGGCAATACTCCGTTCATCGACTTCACCATCCGCAATCAGCCCTTCCTTGATCAGTTCGCGCAGCCACGCGGCGGCGAAGGGATCGAGTTCGTTGTAGTAGGCCACCATCACCGCAACTGCCGCTTCCGCGCCGCGTTATACGCTCGGCGGCAGGCTTTACAGCGCCGGGGTTCACTCACCCTGAATGCATCAGGGCGCCGCTCGCCACAGAGACACGCCGGTGGCCGCGTGCGGCGCCTCTCCTTCGGTCGCCACCCTACGTCACTCAATCACCAACCCTCCTTTGGTGGTCTGCACATGCGCGGGAATGACCTCGGCCTCCTCGGTCTGTTTCACCGGGCGGCCGCGCGTGGCCTTGCCGCCCTTGGCGCCGGCGACGGCGGCTTCGGCCTTCGTCCATTCGTGGGCCGTGCCTTGAACGTGCGCGGCGACCCCGCCCTGCCGCGCGCGGGCCACGCGGACGTCGGTCGGGAGCAGGGCAAAGCCACGACGTGCGGTCATAGTGTGACGCCTCTAAACGCCGCGATGAGGAGCTCAAACGCGCGTTGATGGGCCTGCGGATCGCGGCTGCCTCGCGGGCCGGCGACGTTGAGCGTGGCGATGTGGTACGTGTCGGCCCATTGGCGCAGCGTGCGCGCGTCAGGATTGCGTAGATACGGCTTCGCGTCCTCCTCAACCGCGCGGAAGGTGGCGCGCTGGCCGCGACTATCCGATTCCCCTGGGTCGCCAACCCAGATCGTGCCGTCTGCATCCTTGACGTTTTGCCGCGTGCGCGGCGGATACTGCGCGGATGGATGTTCCTGCATCCCGTAGAGGTCGCGCAGCCACGGGCTCGGCCCGTCCTCTGTGAGAAAGCCGCGTGGCATCCACCCGCCGGTCGCGAGGCTCATCTGCTTGCCCGCGACGAGCGCGCCGCGGTCAGCCCCGGTCTGTCCGCCGCTGATGATGCGGGTGACCGTCATTACTTTTCGGTGCCGAGATGTAAGCGGCGTGCGACGGTGGCGAGGAGGAGCGCGTCGGCCGTCGCGAGCGTGATTTTAACGCTCGGATAGAGCTGCTGCGCGCGGGTTTTAAGCAATTGTTTATCGCCGCCGCTGAGGCCGCCGAGGAGACGCTGCCAGCGTTGCGGCAGGAGCTCCTCGAACGGAATCTTGGCGGCGGTGAGCGCCATGCGACACCGACCGTAACCAGCGCCGAAGGTGAAGGCACTGGTGACGCCCATTTGCGGACTTGAGTGCACTTTTTCGAGCACGGCGCGCGTCTCGGTGGTCGGGAGCAGGGCGATAAGGTCCGCATCGGTGGCCGGCATCTTCACGGCCCACAGGCAGCGGCCCTCGTCATCCACGAGCGCGAGCCCGCCAGAGACGCCGACGTCGACGCCGAGGTACTGCATCAGCGCGGCACCTTGTTAAAGAGCCGCTTCGCGCGCAAGATATCAACGACGTAACTCGCCAGTGTTTCGGCGATGTCGTCCTTCCCGTCATCCAAGCAGGCGGCGACCACGCGCAACTGATCCCCGAGCGAGAGTTTGTCGATGCGACGCTTCAGGTCGAGCAAGTGCGCGGTGTCATTCGTCGTCGGCATAACTGCAGTCCCACTCGTGGTAGTCGGTGAACAGCGAACAATGGCACTCAGGGCAGCGGGGATCGTCCTCACAGGAGGCGCAGCCACCGTCACAGAGACGACACCAAAACTCTTGATGGTCGACGCAAAACTCGTGCGCCGCGCGGTGCTGATCGAAGGCCTTGCACCACGGCTCGACGTCGTCGTCGTCCCACGGTTCCGGCGCTCCGGCGCTCATATTTCAATCTCGGCGTAGTCCACCGGCTCCAGCACGACGCGCGGCGCCGGCCCTGCACACGCTTCACACCGCACCAGCACCCGTGCGAGGCCGGCAATCACGAGCTCGCAGAGCGGCGTGCTTGGCGGCAGCGTGCGATTGCAGCCGCCGCAGCGCACGCCGAACGTGCCGAACGGGACGCGCGTCCAGGCTTTCATGCGGTCACCACGTCTTCGGCGACCAGCCGAGTTCTTCCTGGCGCACCGGCGCTTCTTTGCCCGCCGTCGCGCGCAGCCGCGCCGCCCACCCGCGGGCGCGTCGCGCGGTGCGCTTGTCGTAAAACGATTTCGGCCGCCCTTGGGTATCGAGCAGCCCCTGGTCGTCGTTCTTCTTCGCGAAGTAGTCGTAGACGAGCGCGAGTTGCTCGAGGAACGCCGGCGGGCACAGCGACATGCGCGTCCCCTTGAAGTCGTCGCCGCTCCAATCGCGCGGCTTCATCTTCACGACTTCGTCGGCGTCCGGCTGATCGAGCTCGGTGTCGCCGGCGTGGACCGGCGCCCCGTCGCCGACCGTGACGCCGGCCGCCTTGCGCGCCAAGCCCACGAGCGCATCCAGGCTGCGGTCGATGCTCTCGAGCGTCGTCAGCACGGCACCGCGCCACTGCACGTCAGGGTCGGTCATCAGCACGGCACCGCGCCGCTGTGCGTCAGAGTCGGTCATGGTCACCTCCAGCGTTTCCCGATCAGGCCGAGCGCCCAGAGCCCGACGACGACCGCGATCAGCACCCACGCCGCCGTGGTCACGCTCATCGCGTCCGCTTCAGGGGGTCGTCATCGCGCTCAACGTCGTAGCGCTCGACATAGAGTGCATGCTGCTCGCCGTGTGAATCCGTCAACATCGTCGTGCATCGGAGTTGATCCGACTCCCCGTCGATAAACGCGCAGGTCCATTGCTCCTCATCACATCTGTCGTCGCTCGGCACTTTAAACAATCCGACCGTTGCCTCCATCGCATGTTCCAGTGATTGCGCTACAACGATGGGTGTGTCGCCGTACTTTCCGCCGACGTAGACTCTCACCTTTTCAGCGCCGAATCGGCAGCAGCGGCACGTCGCCGACGAACATGCGGAGCAACCAGAGCACCACGACCAGAATCACCACCACGCGAATCACCGTCTTGATCCCCGCGTCCATGGGAATCTGCGTCTCGACCAGCCACAACAACACGCCGACGATCACGAGGATCACGACTAGTTCGATTAAACCCATCGCCGCCCTCCGTTACTGATCAAATTCTTCTGAGGCGTAGAGCCCATCGAGCACATCGGGATACACCAGCCGCGCGAGTTTCGTCAGCGCCCGCGCGACGCACATATCGCTCGGATGCCGGCCCCACGCACTCGTCGCAAACTTCGCCGGCTCTTTCGACCACGCTTGTTTTGCTTCCTCGATGGTGAAGGTCAGCACCGTGTCCTCGGGATCGCCCTCCCGGCGCGTCACGAACGTCGCGTGGTCGGGCGTGCGTGCGATGCAGCGGAAATATTGCGCCTTGCCAGATTTCAAGATGAGCGCATGAATGGCGCCGGCCGACAGTGTTGGCTTGCCCTCAATAATGTGGAAGGCCCGCAGCGCCGCCATCGCCTGGAAGCCGAGCTCGCGGCCGGCGAGCACGGTGGCGAGCACCGCTTGCGGCGTGCCGTAGGCCGAGAAGAGCCGCGATTGATGCATCCAGTTCGCGAGTTCCTTCGCCTGGACGATGTCCTGCGGCTCGAGCTGCCGCTCGAACGCTAGCCCCGCACTGTCTTGTCGCACCATCGCGCGAGGTGGGTCTGGATGATCACCATTTGCCGCTGGTGGAGTTCGAGGAGACTGCACACCAAGAGCAGGAGCACCTCCTCCCGCGTCAGCAGGCCCGTCTCCGCGACCAGCACCGCGCTCTGCGCCATCGGCTCCGTCGCCGCCAGCGCCTTCAGGTCGTCCCACGTCTTCATGCGTCTCCTCCGGCATCAGCGTCTCCATGGCAAACGCGATATCGTCGTCGGCGCCGAACGCCGCGGCATCCGCCGGCACGCGCGTCTGGAAAATCTCCGCAAATGGAATCGGCGCATCGGTGCGCAACGTGATCAACGACCGCGCCACCTCGAACCGGGAGGGCTCGCCGGAGAAAAAGTCAATCAGCGATTTGCCGATCGCCGGCGTGAGCGACGCCTCACCGCATTCAATCGCCGCCCACAGGTCTTCAAGCGTGCCGTAACTCGTGAGCAACTTCGCCGCGGTCACGGCGCCAATCCGATCCGCGCCCTGGACGTTGTCGCTTTTGTCGCCGACGAGGGTTAAAAAATCGCAGAACTGAGTCGGGTGGACCCCGAACTTTTCGACCACTGCCGCCGCGTCATAGGTGCGTTCGGTGGCGGTGCCGAGCGCCGGCCGAAAGACGTGCACGCGGTCGCAGACGAGCTGTAGTAAATCTTTGTCGGCCGAGATGATCAGCACGTCGGCGCCGTCGCTGTCGGGCGGCTGCGCGGCGGCGACCGCCGTCGCGATCAAGTCGTCCGCTTCAAAACCGCGCGCCGCCCAGATCGGAAACCCGTCACCGCGCAGGATGTCGATCGCGACGTTGCCCTGGTGATACAAGGCCGCATCGCGTTCGGCGGGTCGGTTCGCTTTGTAGTCCGTGCTGATCTCCGCGCGAAACGATTTGCCGCTATCACAACAAATCGCGACATGCGGATGGGCGCTCGCGAGCGCGCGAATTTTCGCGACGACCTGCGTGCTCGTGGCATTCGGGTCGGAGTCCGTGCTCGCGAGCGCCCACGTCGGATGCAGGATCGAACTGAAATCAAGCAACACCAAGCGATCACTCATAGGTCAATCCAATCGAGCCACACCTTGCCGTGCCCTTCCATAGCGAGCCTTACCTCGCCTCGCCATGCCGCGCCCAACCCCGCCTCACCTACTCCATGCCCTACCAGTCCCGAGCCATCCCCGCCACATCCAGCCTTGCCGTGCCGAGCCATACCCAACCTCACCCGACCAGACCGCGCCGCCGCCACACCGGGCCACACCCGACCACGCCCAACAACTCCACATCCGGCCTTACCCCGCCTGACCAAAACTCACCACGCCACGCCGCGCCAGACCGCGCCCAACCGGACCGCACCCGACATCGGCCCGCCTCGCCATTCCAGGGCACGCCATGCCAAAGCTCGCCAAGGCCGTGCCACGCCTGACCACTCAGCGCCCGTCCAGACCTCGCCCCACCCTCACCCCGCCCTGCCCCGCCGCACCTAGCCGAACCACGGCTAACCTTGCCGAACCAGACCTGATGACTAATCCGGCACGACGATCTCGAACTGTTGAATCGCGAACCGTCCGTATGTCGGCCTGAAATCCGCCAGCCCGATCAACCGCCCCGCATTCACAAGCACATCCTGCAAGGCATCGGGTGGGATGTATTCCGGCAGATTCACCATCAACTGAATTTCCACGGACCATCCCGTGCGCATCGCGGGCCGGACGCGCGTCACACCGTTGCGCTGAATCATCACGCGCCGCCGATCTTCGTAATCCCAATCGCGGGCACCGAGCGAGGCCAGCGGCGTCAGGCACACAACGCCCGCCTTAAAGAGATCCATCGCGCTCTTCCTGGGTGACCGCGGATCCTGACGAAACTTCGCGGCATGGATCACCGCCTGCCGCAGATACTCACCAGGAAGCGCCAATTCGCCGGCGTCGTCGCGATAGACGTAACTCTCGAGGTCATCGGACTTCTTCGCCTTCGATCCCTTCGCGGCCCGCGCCTTCGTCGCAACGCCTTCAACATTCCAGCGATGGAAGAGGAGATCAGCGACGCCGACGATGCGCGCGGACGCCACATACGGGAGCGCATATTCGATGGCCGCCTTCCCGCCGTTCGTCGTCATCGGACCAATCGCAATCACTTCGCTTCGTGCTACGCTGCTCGCAGTCGGTGTCATGTGCTCTCCTCATGTGATGCTGTTGAGAGGGTCGCGTGCTGAGCGCGGCCCTTTCCCCAATCCAACCTCGCCGAACCAAACCAAACCCGACCTGTCCTAGCCTTACCCGACCTCACCCTGCCATACCGTGCCGCGCCTCGCCCCACCGGACCCAAACCTCGCCCTACCACTACCACGCCATGCCTCGCATTGCCGCGCCATGCCCTCACCCGGCCAAACCCTGCCTCGCCCCGCCCGGCCTCGCCCCGCCGCTGAGCTCTGAATCTCTGTCTACGTCCTCATGGCCGATCGAACTCCGGAATATCAATCGACCGATTGGCGTAGAGGTGATCGCTTAAAACGTGAAACGTGATCACGGTCGCTGCCCGCGGATCCCCGCGGAGCAGGCCAGCCGCGAGCAGCTTGCTGATGACGTCACTGCTGATGAACTTGATCCGCTCGCCGCGTTCGCCGGCGCGGGCGTGGTCGTGCGCTTCCGCCTGGCGGGTTTCGTCTTCCTGCCTCACGACGGCACCTCCGAGAACGTCAGGTCCGGATGGCGCTCGGCCAGGTGCTGCCGATAGAGCTCGCGGAGGAAGATGGCGATTTCAATCCCGTTGTCGCCGAAGTGGATCGCCGCCCAGTCGCAGTCCGGACAGCGAATCGAGGCCTGGACGGCGGCCCGTGGCGCGACGCCGGGAAACGTCAACAGGCCGGCGACCAGCTTCATGGCTTCCCCCGCCCGACGAGGCGCAGGCGCTCGGCGACCGGCTGGCCGGACTGGATGCGCGCGGCTTCGCGGCGCTTATCGTCGGCGGCGTCGCGCCGGCGCCCCGCGGCGGCCTGCATCGTCTCGTAGTCGGCGGGCGTCGCTTTCTGGTGCGTCTGCCGTGGCGTGCGAATCAGCCGGTCGATGAGGCCGTCGTGCTGCACCCAGCGGCGCCAGAACTGGAACGTCATGGTTCGCGCACCTGCACGTCGGTGTTGCCGCAGCGCGGACACTCGGGACTGGCGGTGGGCGACACCGCCCACTTGTGGCCGCAGTCCAGACAGACGACCTTGACGCGCACGCGGACGCGCGTCATGCCTGCCGCCGCGTCGTGGCTTTCCGGCCGAAGACCGGCTCCTCGATCCGCTCACCCTGCAAGTAGCGGTAGACGAGCGTCCCGGAGAAACAGTGTTTGCCGATGGGATGCTGGACCTTGAAGCGATCGAATTCGCCCGTGGCTTGCCCCCGCGCAAAGCGGGAATTGCCGAACTGGAAGAGCGCGCCCATGTCGGCCGGGCCCAGCAGGAGCCCCGCCTTGGCCCGCGCGAGCGCGGCCTGCTGCGCCTCGTCATCCAGCCGCCAAGTGGTCTTCACGCCGACCTCTTCGCCGCTTCGGCCACGAGGCGACTGGGCTTCGATTCGAAGTCGACCGGCATCAGTTCTTCCGGCTCGAGATTCAACGCCCGCGCCAAGCGCACGACGCTCTCATAGGACGCCGTTTGCCGTTCTCCGCGCTCTAGGCGCGAAATCAGCGTGACGTCGACGCCAGATTTCGTCGCGAGTTGTGTCTGCGTCAGACCCGCGATCCGCCGGTATTTTTTGAGTTCCATAGTTGCGCTTCTAGCTTAACTATTGAGCGCAACTCTAGCGCTGCTATTTGCGTTTTGTCAATACCTCATGTATCGTCAGGCGCGTATCAAGCGTAAGTAGTTGCGTATGCTAAGACTTGCTGTTGCATCCGAGGCTGCCGATCTGAAATATAGCGGTATGGATCCCGCTGTGATTGGCGCCCGACTGCGGGCGTTGCGTCAAAAACTCAAGTTGACGCAAGCGGCGCTTGGCAAACTCGCAGGCGTCGCGCCGAATACGATCCGCGGCCTCGAGACGGCGTCGATGGAGACCCGTCGCGAAAAGTATCTGCAGATCGTCGCAGCCCTGGGCACCACGCCCGCGATGGTGGAACGCGCCGACGAACCGATCAGTCCTGACGATCCGCGCCTAGAGGGGTTACCGGACGAGGCCTTGGAAATCGCGCAGGCCTACACCAGGGCGCCCACCCGCATGCGACTCCGCGTCGAACGCTTGCTGCTGATGCAAGAGAGCGATGCCGGCGTGGCATTACTCGACCGCATCGAGCAGCTCACTGCGCACCGCCAAGAAACGCTGTTGCAGTTCTTAGCCCAGCACGAAGCAGCCCAGCGCACCGAAGAGGGGAAAAAGCGTCGATAGGATCATCTGTGAATCCACGGTCATCAAACGCGGAGGTTGGCATGCTGAAGAGTCACGTCGTTGAGTTCCACCGCTTGGCCACAATTCCTGCGCCCAAGCCAGCCAAAGCGATGCTCCGTGCCGATGTGCAGATCAGCGTGCAGCGGTCGATCGACAAACTTCCCGTGCTCGGGGAGCGCAATCCAGACGCGGCGCTCTTAATTGAGCGCAGCATTGACGATTTCATGCCCCAGCCCGACGACAATGGCGGCCAGGGCCAGCCCGTGAACGCCGTCATCGAGATCGAATGTATTCGCCGCATTCAAGCCGACTTGCAGCGCGTGGCCGATGAGCAGTATCGCTGCCTCGTCGCCATGCTCCGGGATATGTCTGGCGATCTGTCGGCGGCGTCGTAATCACCGTGCGATCCCTTGACCACGAGGCGGCGCAGGCCTGCGCCCAGCGGCTCATTACGCTCGTTGAGCTCTTACTCCGCACCAGGCCGATGGTGGTGCTTGAGATTGAACGCACGGTGCAGCGGATCGTCACGAACGACGTGCGCCAGCAAATCGCAGAACGGTTGCAACGCTTCAGCGCGGACGACGTGCGGATCGTGGAAGCCGTGACGGCCCATCTCGATGAACGGCAGGCGGCTCTGAACCCAGAGGACCCATGAAACAGAAGCGCACCCGCATCGCCCCGAACATCTACCGCTATTCCGACGGCCGCTATGAAGTGCTCGTGATGGCGGCGGGCCGCGTGGCGCCGCCGACGCGGTTCCCCGCTGACACCCCACTGAAGCAGATCCGACAGTGGGTGGACGCAGCCCGACAACGGCTGACACGAGAGGCGCGCGACCTGCACCGCGCCGATTTCGATCGCGATCAAGCGCCCACCCGCACGGGCACCCTCCGCACGACAGCGCCCGATTACTTCGCACAGATCGCTGGGCGCCCGAGCACGGCGGCCGATACCTCACACATGCGCGCGTGGTTTGAGGTCCGCGTTGATGGCGTGCTGCTCGGGGATCTCCCGCTCGCCGCGTGGACGACGGGCCATGTGAACAAAGCGATCGGGCAATGGCAGACCGCACCGTCACCGCACGCCATCCGCCGCGTGCGCATCACCCGCTACGCGCGGAAGGGCCAAGCGATCGAGCACCACGAGCGCCGCGCGCCGGCGACGAGTGGCCGCATCGTCTCGGCGCTGACCATTCGGCATCGCTGCCGCGTTTTACAGGACTTCTTTCGAACCACGGACGGGAAGAACGCTGCGACGCCGGTCGATGACGCTAAGGTGCCGGCACGCCACCAGAATCCCCCGCCCACGGTGCCGGTCGAGCTCGTGCGGGACGTGCTCGAGCGCTTAAACACGATCGATCCGCAGACGTTCGCGCGCTTCTACGTCGCCGCGACCACTGGGCAGCGGCCCGTGCAGGTCGGCCGCGCCCAGCCGGATGATCTGCGCTTCGACGGCCGGCGCGGCGTCTGGCTGGTGCGCAATGCGAAAGGCGAACCCGCCCACTCCATCGTCTTGAACCCGTCGCAGTTGGCCGCCTGGGAAGCGTTCATCGCCGCCGATGCCTGGGGCGTGTTCGACACCACGCACTACGGGAACGTGATCCACCGGGCGGGCTGGCCCCACGGCATCCGCCCCTATGCGGTGCGACATTCGATCGCCCGTGCCGCCTTGCAGCGCGGCGCGGGTCTCGGCGACGTCCAAGCGTTACTCGGGCACCGGGATCCGAACACCACGCGCGCGACCTACGCGCCGTTCCAAGTCGAAGAGCAACAGAGCATCAGCGATCGACTCGGGTCGTATCTCGCGGACGTGCTCAAGCCGCGCCTCGTCCGGTCGCCGGGGGCAAAAACGAGGGGCAAAAAGGAGATCGGGGAATAGTGGTTTTTCTAGGAAAAACGTGGATATTAGAAACAGCGGCCTACATTGCCCTGACGCCGGGGCAAGTAGGCCGTTTCCGTAAATTACTTAGGGAATTGAGCGAAAAGGTTGGTTGCGGGGGCGGGATTTGAACCCGCGACCTTTGGGTTATGAGCCCACAAGGTCGGCCCAAGATAGGCTCGTTTGCGCCTGTTTTCGCCAGATCCCGTTGGGGGCAAACTGGGGGCAAACTCTTGACACCTACCGGACTCGTCTACAGCGGCGTCCCGTCCGGCCGGCGCCCGCCGTTGCCGTAGCCACGCGCGACCATCCGGCCAGGCGAATTCCCGCACTCGTAACCCTTTAAATTCCCGATGTCCTCGTCGGCCAGGCGCTCGTCGCCGTCGTCGTCGTTGTTGTATTGGCAGGTCGCGATCGTCTCCCACACGCAGTAATCGATCGGGTGCCCGCGCCCGCTGTCGCCGAGTCCCCACAGCCCGCCAGGCGCCAGGCGGTCCAGGCCATCCGTGACGCGCGCGGCCATCATGCCGGCCGTCCAATACGGATCGCACTGATAGCAGATGCCATCGACCTTGCCGTAGTTCGCCTGCCAGAAGTCCGTCGGCGTTTCGTGGTTCTCTTGCCAGCTGATGTAGTGCGGGTAGAAGTGCAGCATGATCAGGCAGCGCGTGCCGATGAGCGCGGCGTCGTGGTCGATCATCTGGCGGCAAACGCTCGGGCTCCAGTAGTTCATCTCCCAGGCTGGCGTTTCCACGTTCATGCAGCCTTCGGCCAACAGCCGCTCGATGAGCGCGTCCGGCGCGTGGAGCTCGGGCGGCGCGCTCCGCTGCTTCGGGAGCGGCGGCCGGCGGAAGCGTTCCTTTAGGAGGTTCAGCGTCGGGTCGCGCGGCGCCGACTTCCCCATCGACGGCGTGTAGTACTTGCTGCGCATCAAGTGATGCACGAACAGTCCGGCCTCGCGGCAGCGGACGGCCATCCGCACGTAGTCGTCTTCGCTCTGGCCGTTCGCGAAGCTGTCCTGCGGCGACAATGAAATGTGCGTGTAGCCATACGACGTGTAGCGCGCCAGGATTTCCGGCTCCCACGTCGTGCCGTAGCGGTCGAGAAAATATGTGAGCACGCGATCCTGCGCCGGTCCATCGGCGCCGCCTGGCACGCGCGGCAGTCCCGGCACGGTCAGTCCCCAGGCATCGCCGCGCCACCAGCGCACATGGGCCGTCGCCGGCGGCTCTTCGCGGAGTGTCGTATACACCGGCAATGGCGCCCCGGTGTCGGGGTCGGTCGTGTCCGTATCGAAGGGCGGCAGCGGCGGGCGCACGACGATGATCGGCGGCGGCGGGACTGGCGACGACAGCAGCGGCCAGGTGTGCGCGTAGCCGGTCATACGTTCGGAATCTCGTCGCTGTAGGGCAGCAGATAGACCGGGCCGGCGTCGCCAATCGGCGCATAGACCAGACGGTCGACCTTGAGCACCGCGAGCTCATACGGGCCTTGCGCGCCGGCGGGCCGCGTCTCGAGCGTCCCATCCGGCTGCACGCTGAGCACCGTCGTCGCGCCGGCGGGATACGTCACCGTCACGAGCTCGTCATTGATGCGCGTGATCTGATGTGGGCCGATCGCGAGCACCGCGGTGGCGCCGGTCGACGTGGTGCGAGGCGCCGCCGTCTTCGACTCAGGCATACCGACTCCTTCTACCGCTCCGACGCGGCCATCGCATCGGTGCTCTTCTTAAACGCGGCGTCGCTGCGATAGAGCCCCGCCCGCCGCGCCCGGTTGCGCATCACGTTGGCGATCATCTCTGGCGTCAGCTTCTTGATCTTCAAGGCAGGATTCAGCCCCAGGTCCTCCACGTCGGCCACCGTGAGGCCTGGCGTGGCCGAGGGGACGCCGCGGCGGCTTTTCGAGGCCGGGATGTTCCCCTCCACGTCGACCTGCTCCGGTCGTGGTGCCGCGGCTTCGGCGACGGACGCGGCCGGCGCCTGCCGCAGTTTCACGAGCGCCTCGAGCACAGCCTCCGGCGGGTTGCCGGCGATGACGTGCGGCACCATCACGTCGAGCTCGGCCTTCGTGACAGGGATCCGTGCGCGGGCGGCGGCTTGGATCAGCGCACTCTGGGCGGCCTGCACGGGCGCGGGCGGCGCGGGTGAGGCAGGCGCAGGCGCAGGGGCCGGCGCGCTCTGCACGGGCGCAGAGGCCGCTGGCGGGGGTTCTACGGGCGGTGCCGCGCCCGGTGCCCATCGGGTGGCAGTTGCCCCTGGAGGGCCAGCCGGCGGCGCCTGCGGTGGCTGGGGTTGCACGACGCGGTAGCTGGTCTGTGTCGGGGGCACCTGTCCCGGTGTCGCGCCGGTGGTGGTCGTGGGTGAAGCGGCACCGCCCACCGGCGGCGGCACCACGCGATACGACGCATTAATAGGCGGCGTCTCGCCAGGCGTCAGGCCGGTGCCGGTCGCACGCGAATTGATCGGGGTGGGTTCTGCGGCGGATGTGGTCGTCTTCGTCGCGCCGCCCCCGCGATACAGAGAAATGGCCTGCGCGGCGAGCACGGCCAGCGGCGTCGGCACCCCCATCGACGTCAAGGCGGTTTTCGCGAGTTCGTATTTCACCGTGGGCGCGAGTTGCGCCGCCGCTTCGACCGCACCCGCGACAGCGCCTGTCCCACGGACCGCGCCGACAATCGCGCGCCCTGCCTGCCCAGCACCTAATGCCATCTCCGGCGAGATGCCAATGCCGAACGCCTTCACCATGTCGCGATCGGGGCTGGCGTTGGGGTCTGGCTGGTTCACCGCGTGCTGAAATTCAAAAAACTTCTGCGCCTCGTCTGGCCGCAGCTTCGCCGCGAACTGTTGTCCTTGCTGCCGCTGGCTCGCCTCGCTCGACGTCAGCAGGTCATAAATAAACTTGTAGTCGCTCGGGCCGAGTGTGACGTCGGGCGGCGCGGCAGGTTCAGGCACGGGTCGCACTCCTTCAGGGGCGATTCAACAGTCCTTGCACGTTCGGCGGCGTGGCGACCGGTTGCGTCGGCCCAGCTGGTTGCACCGGCACGCTGCGGTTGCGCACCACGATCGAGTTCTCCACGTTGTCGAGCAGCGTGGTGATATTCGCCACTTTCTGCCGCGCGACACCGACCGTGTCGGTCAGCTTCGGAATGTCGTTTTCGATGGCCTGCGCGATTTCGGCTTGATTGATACGTAAGCCTTTCGAGCCTGCCGTCGCGCGCAAGGTGTTAATGGCCGCGGTGCGCCACGAGCCGAATGCGGCGATTTGTTCGTTCGTCTGAAAGATGTCGGCCATCCGTTTATTGATCCAAGCGCCAGGACGACCGCCGGCACTCTCTGGGAGGATCGATTCAATTTGCGACAAGATGGCGCGTTGATTCGCCCGCGCGTTATCCACTTCCTGCAGGGCGCCCGCCTGCTCTTTGTTGATGATGGGAATCCCCGCAGCGCCTGCGGCAGTGACCGCTTTCTCATGCGCGCTGCCGGTATAGGTCGAACCGTCCAGATACGTCTTGCCGGTCGCGGTCGTCTGGATATTCGGCGAAATGTCGAGCGGCTTGGCATCCTCCCGTAGTTTATCCAGCCGTGCCTGCGCTTCATTCACGCTCAGTTTTTTCAGTTCAAGGGCGAGCGCCGCAGCGGCGGGATCTTGTCGGGCCAGTGCCGCCGTCCGCATGGTCTTGCTGATGTTCTCGATGGCCTGCCGATCCCCTTTCGTAACCGCCTCGAGCAGTTGTTCGGCAATGGGCCGCGGGGTCTGTGGTTTCAAGATCCCCATCGCTTTGACGGCATCCGGATCGCCTTGGGCCGCTCTCAACGCGAGTTCTGATTCAGTGGGCGGCTTCGGCTTGACGGTGTATCCCGGCAACGGCCCGAACGTGGTCGTCCCGCCGCTGCGTTGGGACACAAATGGTGTTGAGCCCTCCGGAATCAGTGTGATCTTCGGTTCGCCGGCTGCGCGTGCTTCTTTCGATCGGCTGATCCATGCATCGGCCTGCTGGCCCATGAAACCCGGTTGTTCGATGGCGTTTCTCAACATCTGCGGTGCGGCGGCCTTATCGATTAATCCACGCTTCTGTCCTTCGGCCACAATCATCTGAAACGTGCCGAGGTCGGTCGGGTTCTGCTTTACTTGCAGGCCGAATTCGCCGAGCGCATCGTCTCTGGTAGTTGCCAGTTTCATCTGCGCTTCGCGATAGGCGGTGCCAGCGGCATTCAGCCGCTGCGCCGCCGTCACGGCGTGCGCGACGACCCGCGGATCATGGTTCCCGGCCATCTGTCCAATCTGTTCGGTGTCGAGATCGCCTTCTGGCGTCCGCGGCAACTGGCTGGCGAGCGCGTCGGCATCAGTCTCCAGTTGATTCGCCGCCAGTTTCTGCTGGCCGAGTGTCAGATTCTGCTGCCCGACTTGCAGGTTCTGCTGCATCTCCTGCTGCTTCAGCCGGTCCTGCTCCAGCTGCCGCTGCTGCTGTATCGCCTGCCCCGGAATCGAGGACAGATTGCGGATCAAGTCGGCGTAGATGTTGCCGCGCTGCAGCGCGCCGGCGGCGGCGGCGTTGCCCTTCGCAATCAGGATGTCGGCAATGCTCGCCATGATTTTATGTCCCTGCGGGCCGGCCGCTCGTGGTCGCCAACAATCCGCGATTCGCGACGGCGTTGTTCTGATTGAAGAAATCCTGCACACCCGTCCGGTTGATGCCGTAGTTCGTCAGGTAGTCAGTCAACTGTCGCTGCTGATCCGCCAGATATTGCGCGTAGGTGTTCTGGTAGCTGTATTGCGACGGATTCAGCACGTTGGCCTGATACTCGTTTTCGGCCTGCTGCCGGCCCGCGAGCGCGTTGTTCACCCCGCCCTGGAACGTGTTGTAATTGGTTTGATACGCGGCGAGCGCATTCGCGAAAGAGCCTTGCCCTTCATTGAAGTTTTGCTGCCGCGCGCCAAGGTCGAGCCCCGCCTGCGTCGCATACTGCCCGAAGTTTTGCTGCTGGCCCGCCAGCGCCTGATTGAACTGCTGCCCTTGTTCGGCGACGTTCTGACCGCGCGTCTGCAGCGACTGGTTGAACAAGTTGTTGTATTCGTTGCTCGCGTAGTCTTGCGCCGCGCGCCCGAGCTCCAGCTGCGTGCCGCCGCTGAGAATGGAGCCACGGGCCGCGGCGCTGCGTTCGCGCGCCTGCTGGTCGAGCGCGAGCCGTGATTGAAAGCCGGGACTGTTCTGGAGGTCGGCCGCCGACGGGGCATAGAAGGAGGACCACGGCGTCACATTGCTGCCGGGTGGCAGCGTGACGGTTTCAGGGCCGTTCTCGCCGACCACCGCATTCCCGCCGCTGAAATTCTGCACGCCGGTCGCAAAGTGCGGCAGTGTCGCCGTCGGGTCGAACGTGTTGCCCGTTCTGAGGGCATCCGAAATCGCCGGCGGCGTGAACTGCCCGCCGGTCCACTGCCGCACCGCATAGGGCGTATTGAGCGCGGGGTCTTTCGCTGGTGCTTGGAAGTCCCCACCCTGCCATGTCGCGGGCGTGTAGGGCGTCTGCAGATTCGAGGGCACCGGCGGCGGCGTGTAGGCACCGCCCGTCCACGGCTGCGACTGATACGGCGTGGTCGGCACGCCGTAGGCCGTCAGCGTGCCAGGCATCGCCCCACCACTGGCGCCGGCGAGGGCATAGTTCACGCCACCGCCACCGCCACCGCCACCGCCACCGCCGCCGCCGCTGTCTTGGAACCGCTGCACGGTGCCGTTACGCACACCGGCCGCGCCATCGCCGCGATTGATGCGATCGAGCCAATACGCCCACGCCGAACCCGCGCCGTTCGGGTCGCTGGAGATTTTCTGATACCAGTATTCGGGGTCGTCCGTGCTGCCGGCATCGCTCAGCGCCTTCTGAATGCGCGACCGGAGGTCGCCGCCGCCACTCTGCGCGGCGTTGGCGGGATCATGGGCAGACGCGAACGCGTATTCGGACGGTGTGAGCGTCGACACCGGCTGGCCGCCTTGCGTCCAAGTGCCCACTGGCGGCAACGTCGAACCCGCCGGCGCGGCACCGCCGCCGGTCGCGATCATCGGCGGTGGCTGATTCTGCTGAAACCAGTTCGTGTGCGCCTGCGCTTCCCCGCTCCCCTTGATCTGCGCCTCGATGCCGGCGAGGTCCGTCGCCCCGTAGCTGCCGTTAATCCAGCCGTTCGCCTCGTCCTGCGTGGCATCGCGACCTAGATACTTCTGGTAGAGCGCGTTGATTTGATCGTAGGTAGGCATTACGGCTGCCCCATCGTGGTGTAGTGGTTGCCGATGACCGTCGCGCCGAGTTGTTGATAGTGCGCCACCTGGCCGCTGGGGATATCCTGCTCGGTGCCGTCAGGCGCCTTCATTCGCACGGTCGCGCTCTGCTGCGTGCCACCGGGCGGTTGCACTGGCGGGACGACCGACGCGGCGGGACCGCTGCTCGGTTGCGGCGTCGGCGGCGCGACGCTCGAGCGCGCCGGGAAGCCGCCCGAGGCGCTCGGCTGCGCCATGTATTGCGCCTCGCGGGAGTTGGCCTCGAGACCCGCCTGGTTGTAGGGCGCCAACCTGCCGAGATAGTCCCCGTATTGATTGCGGTTGTAGGTCTGCTCTTCCTGTGCCACCTTCAGCGCAGCATCGAACTGCGCCTGCTGCTGTTTCAGCGCCTCTTCGCTTGCACCAGCTTGCTTGTTGGCCGCGTAGATATTGCCGAAGACGTTCGCAAGGGCCGGGATGGTGGTGTCCTTGCCCAGTAGTTTCGTCAGCCACGAGGTGGCGCCGCCACCCCCGCCGCTGTTCGCCGCGATGTCTGCGAGAGTGTTCCCTGCGGCGCCGACGTTGGGAATGGCACTGCCGCTCGCGAACAAGTCCTCGACCGTTGTCGCGGCGGCGGCCGTGCCGGCTCCCGCGCCGCCCGCCCCAGCCCCCTCCACGGCTGGTCCGAGGAATTCGGTCGATCCCCAGCCCCCCGTCGCGGCTGTTCCACCAGTGCCGGCACCGCCGCCGCCCAAGGCGGCACCAATCGCCGGCGCCGCGATCCCGGCACCGACGCCGCCCGCGGCGGCCACGCCGATCACATTCGCCCAATTCGTCGGGTTCTCCCACTGGCCCGTTTGCCAGTTCCACTTCATGCCCTGCTTGAAAAAGCCCTTATCCTGGCCGGCGCGGTCGCCCGATTGCGTGCCCGTCCCCGTGAACGTCCCGCTCGAATCGAACCACTCCTTGGGGTAATAAGTTTTCTGGCCGCGAATCATGCGCCAGTAGCGGCCCTGCGCGTCCTGATTGAAGTCGCGCAGGCTCAGGGGATGGCCCAGATTGGCGAGCCCTTCCGTCGTGAGCGGCGTGAGCCCCCACGGTTCCGTGTTCGTTGCCATATCGCGGCTCCTAGTCCTGCGCCAGATAGGAAATGCTCAGCAGCATCGCACTCGTGTTGGTGAGATACGTGGGCGCATCCAGCACATTGGGGCCGACCGCCCCCCCCGCCGGCACGCCGGTGATCGCCACGGAGGTCTGCCCTGGGCTCAGAATCCCCCCGCACCAGCTAAGGGGGAGCGCCAGATTGAAATAGCCCACACTCGCCGACCACTGCGGAACCCCCACCGGGTGAATCTCAGCCTGAAACGGTAAGCCCTGCACCGAGATATAGCCGCTGACCGTGCCTTTCGCCGAGAGCCCGCATTGGGCCACGGCCACCACGAGTCGGCCGACTTTGATATAGCGGCCCGCCTGATAGCTATAGGTCTGGCCCGCCGTCGTCGTGTTGCCGCCCAGCACCGGCCGCCACGTCCCTTCCGTGTAGAGTTGATTGAAGTATTGCTGCCAGAGGTCGGACGTTACCAAACGACCTTCGGTCACCAACGGCGTTAACAGCGGCGGCACCGGCTTCCCCATTTAGAGTTGCCCCGTGCCGGGACTCGCCCGCAGGTAGAGTCCCGGCCCCCAGACACACGGCGCGGCGTTATTTTGCACAATCTGAAGCACCAGCCGATCCGCCCGCGCGCGGCCCAATTGAAACCACTGGGCCACGGCTTGCCCATCGACCTGAAGGCCGATGGCGGCCGGCATGAACGGCGTCCAGCTTGCGGACGCGCCGTTATTGGGATTCAGCCGCAACATGACATTGGGCGCCGTCAGCCCGCCGAGCGACGCCTCGATCCCAAGCTCGATCTGCTGCAGAAAGAACCATTGATTCTCGGCACTGAGATACGGCGCGGTGCGGAGCCGAATGATCGGCTGTGTGGTGGAGGGCGTGCCTGGTAGTTGATCGGTGTAGGTGTCTAGCGACAACGTGCAGAGCCAGAACGAGTCCACCTGGCCGACCAACGGCGCCGCGAGTAAGCCTGACGCCGGGTTTGCGAACGCGCAACTGGCCCGAGCCGACCACCGCAAGTATTGGAAGTCGCCGCCCGCCGCGGCCCAGGTGGCCCGCTGATGCCACGCCTCTTCCGTCAGGTCATAACACCACGTTTGCCCGCGGCCGCCATTCAGGGAGGGCCACGTCCAACAGATAAACACATGCCCGCGTTGCGTGTAGCTGAGTGCCTCGGCCTCCGCGATATTCGTGCTGGCAGAGATCGCGTAGCTAATAGGCGGCGTCGAAATCACGCGCGGCTGCAGGCCCGCGCCCGCAAAGATTTGCGCGTGCCCAAACTCTTTCGTGCTGCCCACCCAGAAGACGGTATCGGCAATCGTCGTGATCGACTGATAACTGTTCGTGCCTTCGTTCATCACCGAGCCCGGAATCGGAATAAACGGAGTCGTGGCATCGCCACTATCCTGAAAGAGTTCCGTCGTCTTGCTCCCCAGCGCCCAGATCCGGCGGTTGTTGACCGCAAAGCCCACGAGGTTGTCGGAGGTCGAGGACCGGGTAAAGAAATCCGTCGCGGACCACGTGAGGCCATTCATCAGATTGGAAAACCACATCTTCGGCGTGTTCTTCTCGTTCGCCAGAAAATACCCGTCCATGTAGCCCACCATGACGGGGACAAACGACAACGTCACCGTGGTCCAGACGGCCGTCGCGAGATTGAAGATGTAGAGCGTATTAGCCGAGCAGACCGCGAGTTGGTTGCCGCCCTGCCCATTACTGGCAAACGTCACGAGCAGCCCATCATTCGCGACCGGATGCACATTCGTGGTGGTCGTCGCGGGCCAGGCCCATTCAAAAAAACTACCGCCGGCCACGCCAAACACGCGCCCATCCTGACTGAAGAGCCCGCGGCAGTTCACGGCCGGCAACTGCACACCTTGCGAGAGTTGCCCAGGCGTGCCGTAGAACGTCGCGCGTTTGGGATCGGCCGCGTTGCGCGTCGTTTCAAGAAAAATATTGATGCAGTTATCCGCCGCAATACTGGCCGATTGGGTGAAATACGCTTGACCGACGAAATTCGGCCAGAGCGGCATCAGGGCACCTCCGGCGGGAGCGGCGAGGTGACATCGACGTGCGTCCCGACCAGCGCCTGCACGATCACCAGCATCGCCAGCGTCGCATTCAACCGCGCGAGCAGGGCCACGGCCGCCCGCCGCAGGATCAGCGGATCGAAGAGCAGGCCGCTGGTGCTGACCACGTCCGGCACATCCGGCAAGCCCGCGCCCTGCGCAACGAGAATGATCAGCAGACTGCTCGCCGGAATATCTGGTTTCACGGATTGAATCAGCACCTCGGTATACATGGCGCTTACCGTTGGATGCGCTGCGCCCAGTCGAGGAAGACGACGACATCCCCAACCGTGCGCAAGCCGTGGTCGATGCCGAGAAAGCGCGCCGCGTAGTGGAGGACCGCCTGCACCTTGCCCGCGTCCTCAAGGTCGAAGTCGTCGGCGAACTGCGCGACGGGCAAGCCGATCGCCGAGAAGGAGCGATGGACCGCGCGCCGGATGGCCGGGTCGATGGCCCAGTCCTCCTCCGGCACGGCGTCCGGATCCGCGCCCCACGCCAGCAGAATCGCGCCGAGCCAGCGGCAGAACCGCCGCCACTGCACGAGGAGGATCATGCGCCGGCACCCAAGGCCGCGAGCCGATGGATCACCGCCCCGCCGCTGACGTTCGTCGCCGCGCCCCAGGTGATAAACGTGTTGCTCGCCTTCTGCGATTGAAAGCTGGCGATGTTGTAATCGAGGCTGCGCGCCACGTTCGAGACGCGCGCCTCGTCAATGTCGCCGTTGAAGTTGGCCCACTGAAAGGGGCCGGTTTCGAGCTCCACGCCGATGGAGGTCGTATCAAGGCCGGCCGGCGTCACGCCCGCGCCTAAAAATGAGGTGTTCGGACTGATGGATACGCCGTCCATGTGCAGCGCGAGTGATGTCGCATTCGTGAAGACTGCCGCGAGATGGTGCCAGTTCGTATCGACCGTCACCGCGTAAAAGTTAAACTTCGGGTTGTTGACGTTATTCTCGAGCACCATCAGATACGTGACATGGTCGGACGCTTGCCGCCAGTAAGCGAGCCAGAACGCCTCGTTCCCGGTCGCTTTCGACAGCGCGACCATGATGCGCTGTTCGGCATCGGCGAAGGTGGTGTCGGAGAGCTTCGCCCAGCAGTCGAGCGTGACCGGGAACGTCGTGGTGGCGACAGCGGACACCGAGAGATACTTCGCATTGGGGTTGGCCGTGCGGACGAAATGCGCGCCGCCCGCGATGTCCCCTGTCGTCGCCGTCACGCTGTTCGTATTCGTCAGGTTCGCGGGCGTGGTGGTGCTGCCGGCGAGCGACAGCGTCGAACCGTCACCGAGATGGTAGACGTTCGTGTAGCCGGTGTTCCACGCGGCGGTCTTCCCAAACGCGCCGCTGTTCGGGTCCGTGGTGATCGTCGCGTCGCCGTAGAACATGTAGAGGACCGTCGCCGACGCGCGGGTCAGCGTCGGGATGTTCACCCACGCCTCGAGCTTCCCGTTGACGCCGTCATACAGCACGCGCTCGGCCGGATAGCGCGTGGTCTGTGCGACGCTGTCAAAGAAGGCGATGTCGAACCCATCAGGCCGGATGACCCCGCCGTTGCTCGTGTCCTTGAGGTCCGTGTCAGCGGCCTGCGGCCCGTAGCCCCGCCCGATGCACAGCGGCCAGGTGGTCGGGTCGCTGCTCATCCCGATACTGTTGCTCGCCAGCGTCAGTTGCTTGTATTTCGCGAACGCCATCTACGCGCCCTTGTAGCCCGCGATCGACGCCTTCGTGCTCGCGCCGGTCGTGACGTTCTGCACAAAGATGGCGGTCGCCGTCGTCGGTTGTCGCAGCGGCGTGGGAAACGTCACAACCGCGCCACCTTGTGCGGCGGCGGCCGGCACCACCCACAGCGTCGTGCCGTTGCTGCCATCCTGAATCAGCACATCGGTGGCCTGCGTGGCGTGCGTATTCGACACCGTGATCGTGGTGATGTAGTTCCGCAGGCCCGCCGCCGGGGCGGCGACGCACGTCGTGGAGGTGGTGGCCGTCATCTGGCCGCTCGTGACGCCGGAGACAAAATTCTCCGGATTCGCATAGGGCAGGACGATCAGCTTGCCCACCAGATCCGCGACCAGTTGCACCATGCGCCCGGTCGTGACCGCACTATTCTCCGCAGAGACGCCCTGCGCGCCCTGGTTCACCGGATTGGCGCTGACGGCGACGTTCGTCGCGACGTTGCCGCCGACCGCGAGCGTGCCGTTCACGCCGGCCGTCGCCGTGGTTTGCCCGCCGACCTGCGCGAGATTCACGGACTGGTTCGCCGGCAGCGCCACGCTATCGGGCGTCACCAGCAGTTTCGTCATGCTCGCGACGCCCTGCACGGTGACGATACCGCCCGCAGGCGTGCCGGCGGTGCCGGCGCCGACCACGGTCGCATTGAGGGCGGCCGCCGCGGCCTGGGCGACGGTGAGCGGATCGACGTGCTTGACGTAGAGCTCACCCTTCGAGGTGGACTTCGCGGTGATGTTGTCGCCGTCCGCGCTTACCTCCGACGAGGAGAGCGTGTCGCGCCGCACCGCGATGAGCATCGTGCCGGTGGGATCGGTGACCGCTGGGACGTCTTCGGTGTATTGCGTCCCGCCGCCAATCGCGGCGGCGTTGTCCACGTTGACGTGCAAGCGGTGATTGACCGAATCCCAGACATCGGCCTGGATCTTGTCGAGGCCGCGCAGATGGCTGTTGACCGTGCCGGCGTTGTCCCCGACGACCGCCGGGTCCGTAGTGCTGCCGGTCGCCGCATCGGCACCGTCGGCGATTGACACCGCACCGGCGGCGCCACCACCACCACCAGCCGCCCCCCCCGTGGCCGCTTCCACCGCGTTCAACGTCACGACGGCGCTGCCGCTCGTCCACGCCGACATCCGCACTTGCATCGACACCAGCGGCGCCGCCGCCTGCCAGAGGCCGTTCACCGTGGCTTGGGTCGCCGAGACGGTGCCGCCGATCGGCGTCGCACTCAGCGCGGCGAACGTCACGCCGTCGATCGACCCCTCAAACTGGACCGTGCCGGCCCAGGTGCCGGTGATCTGGATGCCGAACCCGGCCAGGCCAGGCGGCGTCAGACGCACCGTGGCACCGACCGAGGCGAGGAGGCCGACGTTCTGTGCGGAGGGCGCCATTTAGATCTGGTAGACCGCGACGAGGTTGGTGGCCGTCGTGTTCGTCGCGTTGATGCGGCGCACCGCGATCGGATAAATCTGCCCGGTGATGACGCCCGACAGCGTGCAGGTCGTGTTGTCGGCCGTGACCACGACCAGCACGCCGGCGCCGCCGCCGACGTAAACGCCGTCGGTGAGTTGCTTGGTCTGCGTGTAGCGCGTGAGGTCCACCGTGTCGGACGGCGTGATGACCTCGCACTTGTTCAGCGGGCCGCGTGTCGTGCCAATCATTTAATAATTCCCGCTTTGAATGTTGTAGCCGTGTTTATGCGCGGGACCGAACGCCGTCGCGAAATCGTTCGGCAGGTCGCTCAGCCGCTGATTCGCGCGCATGATGTTGGCGAACGTCTCGCGCGCGAGGATCGCGTCTTCCGCCGGCATGTCGCGGCCATACGGGCCGGCGAGGCGGCGCTCGAGGTTGTAAATGATCGCCTCCTCATAGCCATCAGGAAAGACATAGCTAGTGGTGCTGAGGTCCGCGAAGGGTCCAAAGTTGAGTTGCACATAAATACCCAGCGAATGCAGCGCATTATTGGGAACCGGCCAGACAAAGACGGTCGGCGCATTCCCAGGGGCACCGATCTGGAACCAAATAGCGGTCGGTTGTGTGCTGGATAAGCTCTTGATTGGGATGGCGGTATACATGTCGTCCGTCAGAACGGCTAATGGAATCTCAATGGGGGGCGTCGTCGTCCCCAGCCGCAGCGTCGCAGACTGGATCTGGTTTTGATTCGACGGCGCGGGCACGGTCGTAATATCGCCGGTTGATGCCCACGAATAGGTGGATCTCCCTGCCAGCAATGGCACGCTCACGCCAGCGATTGCGGACGACGTCAGCTGCTGCGCCCACGTCCCCATCATCTGATTGAGGATCGCGAGCGCCTGCGTGCTCTGCGCCGCCGGCAACGTCACGCCTGGCTGGAACACGTTCAAATTCTCGAACGCGCGCGTGATGTAGGTGAGCGCGGTGCCACTCATCGCGTCACGCCGGCTGACAGCGCGCCCGCACGAGGCGCAGCACGGCCGTCAGCGCCTCGAGCTCGTTGCCGATGCCGCTGGCGGCCTGCGGCCACGACGGCGGATTCTCCGGATACGGGATCGCACTCCAGTTCCCGCGATCCGGCAGCGCATTGAGCGCCGTGAGCGATTTCACGATCACGGTCGGCCGCGTGGGATGGTAGATCCATGACGGGAACCCGTCCGGCGTCACGGCGGCCATCTACTCGACCGCCTTTCCTCGCCGGTGCCGCCCGTTCGCCCCGCGCTCGTGCTCGTGCTCGGGTTCTGGTTCTGGCTCCGGCTCACTCGCCGCGAGCAGCGCGGTCGTCGCCGGCGGCTCGGGCAACCGCTGCGTCAGCAGCAGCAGAATCGCCAGCATCGCCGCGAGTGGCGTCCCCGGCACGTCGATCGGCGGGCGCTGCGGCGGGTTCTCCGGTGACGGCGTCGTGCCCCAGAAGCCAGGCAGCGCATTGAAGGCGGCGAGGCTCTGGACGATCACCGCGGGTTCTGTCCGGCTATACACATATGAGGGGTAGCCATTCGGTGCAGCCATTACTTCTCCTTCGGTTTCGGTTGCGCCCATGACGCCAGGCCGCTTTTCGGCGGGATCGGCGTCACCGGCACGGACGGCATGTGTCCGGAATAGTCGGCTTCAGCGGCGCGCACTTCGGCGGCGGCTTTCTCTGACAGCTTGTATTTGATCTCGTGCTCGCGCTCGGCCGCGAGCTTCGCGAATTCGAGCGCCTGCGCCTCGTGCGCGTCGATCGCCTCGAGCGGCGTCGGCCGGAAGCCGCGCCCGCGGAGCGCGTCGGCCTGGAGCTCGTCGTCGGCGATCTGTGACTCCATCGGCGCGGTCGTGCTCGGCGACAGCGCGCGATACAGCATCATCGGGTATTCGCGAAACACCCACGGGCGCTCGCCTGGGCCGAGCTCGGACGGGTGCGCTTCCCACTTTCTACGCTCTTTGGCGAACGCGCTTTCGGGCGAGTGGAGGATTGACACTTGTTTTACCTTTCGAGCGCCTGCCTAAAACAGCGCAGGCGCTCGTTGAGACATCTCAACTACGTGACGACCACGCCGACCGCACCCGCCACGTTCCAGAGGCCGTTCTCAGCAATGAGCGTGAGCGTGGCGCCCTTGAACGCCGCGAATGTCGCGGTGGTATGCGGCGAGCCCGTCACGGCATCGCCCAGCAGCGTCGTCGCCGTCACGACATGCGCGAACGCCGTCTGCGAGGTGATCACCACGCGCGTGCCGTTCAACGAGAGCGAGGGCGCCGCCAGCGTCAGCGCTGCCGCGGAGCCTTTGTTGATGTTGTAGACGACCGGGCCGAGCGGCTGCGGAATCGCCCCATCGGCGCCGAGCGTCACTGGGTTGTCGATCGCGGGATCGATCAACACGATCTGCCCTGGCGCAATCTGGCCGAAGTCGTTCGGGTTGCTCGAGGTGATGACCGGCGCGAGCACATCGTGTGCGGCAGCCACGGTGCCTTCGCTGCCCCGGCAGCGCACGGTGATCGTGTTCGTCGCCGGCACGCCGGTGAGAAACATCAGCTCGCCATCGATCTGGATCGCTTGCGGCGGCTGCGCGTTCTGCGTGCCGACGGTCGGAAAGCCGGTGCTGGTGCTGGTGACGCCGAACGTGGTCACCGAGGCCGTGATGGCTGACGTGAGCGTGGTTTGTGTCAGGGCCATGTTTTACGTCCTATGGTAAAATATTGTCATGCCGCCATTACGCGACCTGACGGGGTTGATCGTGGGACAACTGACCGTGCTGCACCGTGCGCCGAATCTCGGTCAGCGTGCGGCGTGGGCGTGTGCCTGCGCCTGTGGCACTCAGATCGCCGTGCGTGCGGAATCGTTGTTGACCGCCAACACACGCTCGTGCGGCTGTTGGAAGCGATCGGAAGCGAAACGCCGCCGAGAGAAACCGAAGCCACAGCCTGGTGACCGCTTTGGACGACTGACCGTGCTGGCCTTCTTGGGCAAGCAGACGCGGTATCCTCGCGTGCGCTGCCAATGCGATTGCGGACAGATCACCGAGCCGCATTGGTATAACCTTAAAAGCGGCAACACGCGCTCGTGTGGCTGCTGGCACGAAGAGATCATCAGCGCTCGATTCACGACGCACGGACGATCGAGAACACCCGAATACGTCGCCTGGAAACAGCTTAAAACGCGCTGTCTGCTCGCCACTGGTAAAGACTTTCCACTCTACGGCGGTCGTGGCATTCGTGTGTGCGACCGCTGGCGTTCGTCGTTCGCGAATTTCCTCGCCGACATGGGGCCACGGCCGACGCCGGGGCATTCCATGGACCGCATCGACCCAGAGGGGCATTACGAACCGACCAATTGTCGATGGGCGACACCCCGCGAACAACGCCTGAACCAGCGGCGGATGCATCACGACACTAAACGCAACGCGAAGTAGGGCAACACGGCGGCCACTCCCCCGATGCTGTCTATTCTGCTTGGTTGCTGATCAGTCTGGATGTTGTACTGCTCAACGAAACGGAGCGAGATCCCCGTTTCCTTATCGTTCTTGCGCGCCGCATTCGCGCCCGGCAGTTTCGCGGGGAGATCGACCATCACAAAAGCGAACGCGGCAGGGTTAAAGAGGAGCGACTGCTTGCTGCTCTGCGCCGACATCGTGCCGGCGACCGCGCCCGTGGCGCCGACCACTAAGATGCTCGCGTTGTTCGCGGGCGAGGCCGTCACGGTCTGCAGCGCGCCGCTCGTGATAATCGGCGGGCTGAACGTCAGCGTTGCGGTGCTCGTGCCAGCGACATCCGCCTGCAACACGAACTGTTGCAAGTCGCCGGTGTCGATGTAGGACACCGGATTCACGGCATTGACGCCCGCGATCGTAAACACGTCGCCGGCCTTCAAGGCGTAGGTGCCCCAGCCGCTGGTGGTGACGGTCGACCCGGTCTGCCCTGCGCTGTTCACCAGCGGCGTGCTCGCGGTGAAGGTGCCGGTCGTGTGCGTCGGCACGTTCGGATCCCAATACCATTCGTCCACGCCCATCGCCGCGCCCGAGAACTGGCCGGTCTTCCAGTAGGTCGTGATCTGATTTTGGGGATTGAATTGCGTGAACGCGGTTTTCAGAATCGCGCTCTGCGATTTCGGGTCGAGCACCGCCACGAATTTATCGGGCACGCCGACGTTGCGGAGTTTCGCGACCGCATCGGTATACGTGCCTTCCGCTGACAGCGGGGTGCCGGGGGAGCCGGCCAAGTAATAGACCGACTTGTAGACTTCAGCGCCGGCGACGACATCCCATTTGTTCGCCTGTGCGGCGCCGGCGGGCTTCGTGTAGCGGTCCTGCACTTCCTCAACGAGGAGTCGGTCATCCGCAGAGGACCACCCCATCCCCACCTGCATTTGATGGTTAATCGTGATCGGGACGGTCTGATTGAAAATCGCCTGCTGCACGAGCGCCTGGCCTTCAGTGACGACGAAGCGCTGTTGAATGCGCGCCTGCACCGTGTAGCCGATCTTCGCGCCGCCGGGATCGTTCTCCCAGGTGCGATCCCACGAGCGATCGAACTGGCCGATTAGTTTGAGGTTGTTCTTAAAGTTGACGGCGACGTCGGTTGTGACCCAGGACGGCGAAATGAAAGTATTCAAGGTCTGCCCCTGCGGCAGACGATCCGTTACGCGCGACGACGACCGTTGCGGTAGTAGAACTGTTCGTGCGCCGCAAGCGAGGCGTCATCACCCGGCGGTTCGTCACCACCGCGCATCGGACCTGTCCGCACCGGATTAGGCGGGCGTGGGACCTGAGATGTCATCACGGGCGCAGTAGCCGATCCGGTGCCGGCAGCTACACTGCGCGTGGAGGGAGACGGCGCAGCGAGGTGCTGCGAAATGAGCGCGAGCGTTTCGAGTTGGTCGAGCGGCGACTGCGCGAGCACGCGCGGGAGCTCGCCGGGATTCTTTTGAAAGTAGTAGAGCACGTCGGCGCCGGTGCGGTGTTCCCAGACCCAGCGGTCGATCAGCGAGCCCTGCGGAATCGCGGAGGGCGCATTGAGCGCAACCTCGTTGAAATCCGGATAGCGGGCCTGCGCGCCGGCCACTTTCTCTTGGAAGGTCTGCGCGAACTGCCGCTGGGCCTGTTGCTGCTGCTGCTGCTCCTCGCGGCGCTGCCAGGTCCAGTTCGCCATCGCTTCCGCGTGCCGCTCGACGGCCAGGTTGTAGTCTTCGTCGGGCTTTAACTGGTCGATGAACCCTTGGAGCCGCGGCGCCTGCGTCGGCGCCGCAGCGCGCGGCTGGGCGGGCGCGGGCGCGGCGGCCGGTGGTGGGGCGGCCTTGCGCAGCGACTCGAGCTCCGCTTCACGCTCACGCAGCTTACGCGTCAGTTCGTTAATGCGGGGCGCATCGGCCGGCGTCGCGGCGTGGCTTTTCGCGCGCTTACCGGATTTGAAGCGGCCTTGTTCATCGCGCTCGCCCGCCGCCGGCTCCGCGTCGTCGGCGCTTGAGGTCGCGGACGGCTCTGGCGCGGCGGCGGCGGGCGTGTCGCGGTCAGTCTGCCCGTGGAACTGTTTTTCGTGGTCGCTCAGCGACAGTTCAGCCGGTTCGGCGGGCGGGCCGCCGGCATCGGGACTCGGAACGGGCAGATCGTCGGCCACGGATGGCCTGTAGTCTGCGCCCGTGGGGCGGGCAGTGTCAAGAATTTGACGATGTCAAGACCTTGACGATCCGCCGGCTGCCAGGCCATCAGGGCGCCGGCCGCTATACTGGATGGACGTATGTCTGTCATTGACGAGCGCGAGCGATTCAGCTTCCCCCGTAAAATGAGCGCCGGCATGGCCCGCCACATGAAAAAACGCTGCTATAGCGTGCGTGCGGAGAAGTGTCGAGCGGCCGGCGACATGGAAGGCTACGCTCGCTGGACCAAAGAAGCC